CGCACCCGCTTCCTGGTACCAGACACTTAAGTTGGTCGCTTCTGGGTCCACCACGATCGCCGTATATGGTCCGTTTTCCCACATCCGCCCGGGATCGTTTCCCGAGTAAAGAATGTAATCAGCAGGCACCAGGATGTCATCATCATTGACGATGCCCGTCACGGCCAGCAGAGGCGGAATATTCAACCGCCTCTTCCCGTTTCCGTCGAAACGCTTCGCCTCGCTGAACGGGATAAACATGCCCAGCCGCTGGTCAATGAACTGGCTGGCCGCCTGGATGTGCCGCATCAGCGCGGCCTCATCTCCCCCGGTCATCGGGGCGAGATCCGCTACCAGGTCCGCAACCGTGCAATATGGCCGTTGAAAGGACGATCCGGCGCCGGATGGCGTCACTGCGGCTGGGGGTGCGACCAGGGTTCCGTGGATGATTGTGCCCATTTAACTCACCGTGAAACTCTCTGGATTATTAAATCCATAGCCGGCTAATTGTTGCCATAAATAGTAGGGACCGGCATCCAATAGAAATACGACCTTCCCATTATCGTCCGTGGATCCACGTGCGATCACGTCGGTCCCGGCCAGGTTGGTCGTCACCCAAACATCCACGCCGTCCAGCGGATTTGTACCATCGTCCACGGTCACCTCCCAATTGATCGAGCCGGCTCCGAGGGTTTGAACATCGTCAATGTTAGTATCGAATAAACGAATGACGATTGCCTGGTCATCCCACTGCGCCCCCGCTGCATCATGGCACGCAATGATGACAGGATATTTCTGATCGTCCGGTATCAGTTCGGCGGCCGTCATCGGGAGTTCATACAACCCTGTCGTGCCAATTTCCGTAGGGACGGCAGTGGTGGGATTTCTGATATCCCACGCCCCGCCGGTATGCCTGCAAATCTTGAAATCGCCAGCCGCCAAAGTCGCTCCGGATTTGCGAGTTGCACTGCCCGCCTCGAGCAGCGGGAAGACGATGGATGCAGCCACGCCTTGTTTTAAGAAGATCTCCATTATGCAACTCCTCTCGCTATGCCCTCTCCGAAACCAGCACCAGTAGCTTGCATGTGTACGCCAACACCCAAGCGAGATGCGCTTTGGACCGCAATCGCGGTTGCCTCCTCGATTTGTTCCGCAACTAAGATACCAAGAGCTGCTGTAGTATCTCCAGGCGAGAAGATCTCAGTAATGCCTGCATAGGTGATCCGTAAACCTGCCAGATCGTCTAAAGCCGTCCCTATCGCAATAGCATCTGCGGCAGTGATCCGGAGCCCGTTTGATATATCCGCGGCATTGGCAATTTCTGTAATACTTGCTTCTAGCGGACCTCCTACCAACTGACCTACAGAAATATCTACCCCATTTCCCGCTTCGATAATTCCTGCGAGGGTGATTCGTAATCCATTCACGGTTTCTGCAGCGCTTACTATTTCAGCGATTCCAGCAAGTGTTACTGATAAGCCAGACTGTACGTCTGCTGCAGAAGCAATCTCAGTTATTGTGGTGTCTGTAATTCGCAACCCATCTGGTATTTCAGCAGCAGAACAGGCTTCGGTAATTGTCGCCACCTGCACCTGGATTGCATCCAAACTATCAGTGGCGGACGCCGCCTCGGTTATGCCCGCCGCAACCGCTAAAATAACATCTTGAGCCGATATTGCAGAAGCAGCTTCGGTTATTCCAGCAGTCAAAGGAGGGAGCGTTGCATCTGATATTTCAGTAGCTGAGGCTGCTTCGATTATGGCGCTTGCGGTAATTAGCAGCCTGTCTGACGCTTCTGCGGCGGATGCTGCTTCTGCGATTGCCGAGGGCATGATTTGCATGGCAGATGGTGCCTCAATGGCAGTGGCCGCCTCGGCGATCTCTGATGGCTTGATTTGCGTGGCAGATGGAACATCGGTGGCGGAAGCCGCTTCGGTATCACTATCGGAGTAGATATTCACTTCTTTGATTGAAACGGCAACGACTCCCCAGTCCTCGCTTGTGCCGAATGTCCAGTAATAGCTTTTTGCCCCCGCTGCCCCTGCGTCTAATGTATATTGTGACCCTCCACCCCAGTTCCCATCATCATCGTTATAGACCACCGTTCCTGATTGAGGGGTGGGAGCCCATGTTTGTGCACCATCCGTTACGGCAGAAACTATCAAGCAATTGGCAGCGATTGTAGTAATGCTATCTGTTGGATTTGTAGAGGTGGCGCCATTCAAACCGTGAACGGCATCAAGTGCTGAAGTTTTGCCGGAGGCAGCCGAATACCACGAAACATTGGCTTCCATCGCCAATCCCCCGCTGTTGGGAATGGAAAGAGAATAGGCCGAGCCCGTCGGAGGGTTCAGCATATACCAGATCTCGCAGCTGCACTCAGGGGAGGTCGTGCCTTTATGAAATGTATCCGCTTGTGTAAGCGCAATACCATTATAGGTAGGCGTGCCTCCCCCTCTGACAGTACTGCCAGCATATATTAACGCCACCACCATAACTGTAGTACCAGCCCCCAGCGTCACGTTGGCCGCTAGGGGATTGGCAGTTGAAGTTGTGTTGGCAGTTACTGGAATACGTTGCTTGTCGCCAAACGCATGCGCCATTACAGCTCCGATTTACAGGCTTGCGGTGTAGCTCACGTTCAGCGTGTCAGTGGAAACAACCGTCTTGTCGCCACCGGTGAACACGCCGGCAGAGTAAAGTGTTCCAGCCGTGTTGTCGATGGTGCTGACTGCACCGGTGAAATAGACCAGGAAGCAGCCTTTGACTGTTCCACCACCGGTGAAGACAAATGACAACGCAGCGGATAGAGCCTTGGAACCGGAGGCGGCCCCAGACCATGCGCAGGTCTTACGTGGAGCGGTGTAAGTTGGAGCATTGGTAGCGCCAGCCTCTTTCCAAGTGCCATGCGAGGTCATCGTATCGCCAACGACAGGTACTCCCGTATAATCCACCGAGCTAATCAGCCCCATGAAAGGACCGACAACTGTGTAGGCAGCCCCGGCGAGATAGGCGTCCAGCGCCACGTTCTTGCCGACGGTCGTGACTACGTTTTTGATGGTATCGCGCCATTTCAAATTGCCGTTTTTATCGAAGCATTCAACTTCGAAATGCCCGCGTAGGAGAGCAGCCTCCAGCATGACGCCGCTTCGTACAAGTGCGGCCTCGCTTTTTTCTTCTGCTTTTCCTTCCTCTTTGTATTTCATGTTTTATCTCCTTCTCTTCCCGCGCGCCGCCGAAGGCGCCTTCCCGCGCGCCGAGACCGCCTTCTCCGGCGCAGCTGGGGCTTCTGTCGTCTCGATCATTGGGTTCTCCGGCATTTCAGGCTTCTCTGCGGCCGCAGCCTTCGAGATTATGGTAGCCACCACGGCATACCGCCCCTCGATCAACGCCTGGCCGAATTTCTTGTCCACGTCATAACTCTTGCCGGCCTCGAGCACACCTTCCGGCCCGGCGCTTAGGGTAAGCATTTTGATCTTCATCATTTCTCCTTTTCCTTTTCTCTCCTGCTCCCTTCCCCTTTCTCCCCTCTCCATCCCCTCCCCCCATTTTTGTTTCTTGAAAATGGGGGGACAGAGGGGGGCGGGAGGGATTGGGGGTAGGGTTTCCTCTACCCTCCCTTTCCTTTTCTCCCCTCTCCATCCCCTCCCCCCATTTTTCGTTCTTGAAAATGGGGGGACAAAGGGGGGCGGGAGGGGTTGGGGGTGGGGCTACTCCACGGTCACGTGGAATGTCCCGGTCTTCGTATCTCCTCCGGCTGCAACCACGATCTTCACCCGGTCGGCGGCCGCCACGATCTTGTCGTTGACGGCGGTCCCGCTCCCGGCATACAGGGCCGCCACGCCGGCCGTGCTGTGCGTGGCTTGGCGCGGCGCCCGCGTCGCCGAAGCATTGACGTTATCCTCAGCCCAGATGGTCTCGCCAGTGGCCTCCAGCGTGATCGTGAAATCCACGCCGTCTGCGAAATCGGTCTTGCCATAACGCACCTGCGAGATGCGCCCCGAAAAAACGGGGGTGTAACCGCTGCCGCTACCGTCAGCGGCGGTGGTAATCGAAACTGTATGGCGTTTGATTGTCATGGTTCACCTCATTTCTTTTCGTTCCCCTCTCCATTTGATGTTATTGCAAATGGAGAGGGGTAAGGGGTGAGGCAGGAGACGTATTTAGGTCGTCAGGTTGTTCAGGGCGATCGGCGCTACAGCTCCGCCAACCGCGGCTCCGTGCGTAAACACGTACGTCGCCACGTCGGTAAATTGGGTGCAGCCCACGGCCGTGTTGAGCCCGCTCAGCAGGATCTGGTGGTACATCGTTGCGCCATCTTCCAGCGCGTGAGTAATGCACGTCCCACCTTCACCGGCGCCCGAGTTCATCGCCAGGTTCCACCAGAGACAATCCTCGAATTCCAGTTGCCAGATTTCGGTGCCTGCCGCAATGCGCGCCAGCACTTTGCCGGGATCCACGGATTGGGATAGGAACTGGGTCTTCCGGAAATGGTTGCGCTTGCAGTTCGATCCGGAGAGGATCAATTCGGCGTTGTGCGCCGTGCGTTCGATGGTAGCAACGCCGATCGCACAGCGCTCGAAGTAATTCTCCGGACCTGTTATCGTGCAGGAATACGCCGCCGCCCGCGCCGCCGGAACCACACTGAGCATCCCGGAGATGAAGACGTTCTTGAGATAGTTGCGCATCCCCGCCACGAGCAAAGCGCCTGAATCGGCGTTTGCCACGTTTTCGTTCTGGATGTTCAGGTTTTTGAAGATGCAAGCGCTGCCGGACAATGTCAATATCACGCCAATGGCGGCATCCGTAGCGCTCGTAATGCGGCAGCGCTGGCCCACGCCTGGCAGAGCACCGGACAGGCCGATCAGGTGGGTGTAACTCTTGTCCCACACCAGGGCGGCAGCCAGGTTATTGGCAGTCGCTCCACCAAGGATCAGCACCGCGTCGTTTTGGTCGCCGACGCATTTATCCTCGGCCGCTTCGAGCGTTTTCAAGGGTTGATCCAGGTTTGTACCCTTATTGTTGTCGCTGCCGTTCACGGGATCGACCAGGTACGTCTTGCTCAGCGGTCCCAACGGCAGATCCAGCACGTTCAGGTACTTCCTGAGATCGTAGGAATTTGCTTGTTTCATATTATTTTTCCTTTTCTCTCCCCCCATTTTTGTTCTATAAAATGGGGGGAGTTGGAGGGGGGTCTCTCCCCCCATTTTTGTTCTATAAAATGGGGGGAGTTGGAGGGGGGCAGGTTATGCCTGCGGAGCCTTGCGGGCGCCGCCTTGGATCCAGGTGGCCGACAAGAAAATATTGCCCGAGTCGTTGCCGGATGGCGTGATCGTCGCCCGCAGATAACGCTTGGCGCCGATGTAGCCGATCTTGCGGGTTTCGTTATCGTCGCCGTAATCGAAGCTGGCCAGGACTTCCGTGCCCAGCAGGTAGGCGTCGTCCACGGCTGCATGGTCGCCCAGGGCAGCTTCATCGCCATCCTCTATCAGGACGGTGAAGGTGGCATTCGCATCGGTCAGCGCGCCCAGTTGAATGAGCAGTTCGTTGCCGGCGAAATTGGCCGTATCCAGGATCGCACTCACAAACGGGGTATTGTTCGTTACGGCCGCCACGGGCGCAAGCGCCGTGGTGAACTTGAGATTGTTGTGTAGGTCCATGTTCTTTTTCTCCTTCTTTTCCCCTCTCCATTTGCTGTATTTCTTGCCCCCGCTTTTTGGGGGGTGCAAATGGGGAAGGGTTGGGGGTGGGGCTTCCCCCCTCTCCAAATGGTGTTTTCCCATTTGGGGAGGGGTTGGGGGTGGGGTGGGGTGAGGCAGGATCTGATTACGCCAGCTTCACGCGGGCGAATGCCTCGCCTAGCACGGGCATGCCATCCGATTCCAGCCGGCCGATGAAACCGACCTGGTTGGTGGCCGCATACAGCTCGTTCAGGCGCTGGATGGCAAAGTCCAGCGCATCCGCGTACCACCAGAACGAGAAATCACCCAGCATGCCGACGTACTGCCCGGTCGTGAAAGTGTTGGGTGCATACTCGCTGGCGAAGACCGGGAAGCCCATCAGCCGGTCGGGTTCGCCCACGCGTATCGCATTCGGGTCCCAGATGTAATCGCCAGCGTCGTTCTGCAGCTTGGCGATCTGCTTGATCGCATCCCGGTGGAAGATCCAGCGCGCCTTCGGCCAGTAGCCCGCCTTCAGGCTGTACTTGGCCTCCAGCAGGCCGTCCGTCTGGATGCTGGTGGTGGTATTGCCGGTCGAAACGTCCCGGCTGGTCGGGATGCCGTCCGCCGAGGCGGTAAATACGCCCAGCGGTTGGTTGGCGCCCGAACCGGTCATGCCGGCCTTCTCGAATGAGACCTGGAATTTGTACGCCAGGCGCTGGATGACCAGGCTCTCTACGTCCGGGGTCAGGCGCAGCAGCTTGTTGCTGACTTTCAGCAGCTTGGCCAGCGGCTTGGGGGTCAGCTCGCGCTTGCCGAACGCCATCGTGCTGTCCGTGCCGCCGATCAGCAGCTCGCTGGTCCAGTCCGCATCCGCCGGGTCGGCTTCCAGGGTTGGAACGCCCAATGAAGCCGCGCTCGCCACCGGGTTGGGGGTGCCCCATTGCCGCATGTAGGTCACGTTGTCGATCGCCTTGATCAACTTGTTGACGAATTGCTGCGGAGGGACGTAGTACCCGCCCTGGGTATCCGCGTCCGCCTGCAAGGCGCGCACTTCGGGCTGGACTGCGCCGGAACGCAGATAAGCATCCCAGGCCCGGTTGACCTTTTCGGCGGCCGGATTGGCGCGCCCCTCGCCGCCCGGCAGTTCCGGGGTGCTGGTAGGCAGCGCCAGGTCGCGCTCCAGCGCTTCCTGCTTCTCGATCATCGTGATCTGGGCGTCGAGCTTCTCCACATCCGCCATATAGGCGTTCCAGGAGTTCTGCTCTTCCGCCGTCAGGTCACGCTTTTCCTCGTCAGCGCGATCGATCGACTCACGCGCGTTAGCCACCAGGGTGGCCTTTTTCTGTCGAAGTTCGATGGATTTCACGTTATTTCTCCTTTTCCTTGTTGTATGGCAAAATTTATTTTGCCCTTGTTGTATGGCAAATTTTATTTTGCCATCGTTATATGGCAAAATTTATTTTGCCATCGCCAGTTCCAGCCGCCGCCTGAGCATCTTTAGGCGCACCTGCACCATCTGCTCGGCAGCCTCCTCGCCGCCTGGCAAGGGCGGGATCTGGCTCTGAAGTTCTTGGAATTTCGAGCGCACAGAGACACTCGTTTTAGGGTATGCCGGGAAAGTCACCGGCGATACGTCATACAATCGTTTACACCCGCCCCGCTTCAGTGTGCGGGTGACCTTTTCATCTTTGGTCACCCATTCATCGCCCCCCTTCGCCACTGCAAACGAAAATGACATCTGGTCCACGTCGCCGCGCCGGATGGGTTCCAGCACCATGTCGTTGATCAGCGCCGTCGCCGGCGGCGTGATGTGGATATACAATCCTTTTTCGTCCTCTTTCACGGCCAGCGTCTGGCTCTTGGTTCGCCCCAGCACGATGTTGGTGTCATGGTTGAATAGGGCGCGCGTGTCGTCCTCCATACAGTTCTCGAAGAAGCCTGGCTCGATCATCTCTATAAAGTACAGGTCTTCCGAAGGCGAGTTGAACACCGCCGCATAACCATCAATGACCGGCGCAGTTGGCTCTCCTGCCAATCGCAGCTCGGCGAATCGCACCACACGCTGCTCGATTTCCTGCTCCTCGCCGGATTTTTCCTCCTCAGCCGGCTCGAAGGAAATATATTCGATATCATTGTCCTTGAGCCATTGTTTGGCCTCGGCTACCGTGTATAGATCTTTAGGGAAGCGATAGGCCTGGACAGTCATCGTATCTTCCCCTTTGAGTTTTCCGATAATCATCACGACGCCGCCCTTCCCGCCCTTTGATTTCGGCAATTCTTTTCTCCGAAAACTATCATGCTCAAAATCATCCGGGTCTCGAACGCGCGCCGAGTGCTCAGATGGATATGGCATTTGTCACCTCCAATCGTTCTAACAATACAGATTCTGGCAATTCTTTGACTTCATGTTCCCAAAAAATTATTCGTTGCCATCCGTACTTTGACAAAATCTTTTCTTTTTCTTTATCTCTAAGAATAACATTATCTAAGTTGTGCCAATAATCTCCGAACACTTCAAGAATCACTTTCTGACCATTGCAATTAACAAAATCGGGGTTTATCTTTTCTATCCAAAACTTACCGTTGCCAACATATTCATAAGGCAAATTGTGTTTATTGATGATTTCCAAGAGTACTTTTTCTGGCTTAGTTGGCTTTTTGGTACAGGCGCGTCTCATATTTCGCGACCATTCAATCTTCTCATCTTCGTTTTTATTCGCCCAAGTTCTCTTTCCATTCGCGCTGACTATGAAAGCAAGTTTCTTCATTCCTTTCTCAGAAATATGCCATTCGAATAAAATGCCTCTTGCCTTCGAATACCATAGACCCCAACATTTCGCGTTACAAAAATGCCAGTTCTGATGGGCTACTTTGTAAGGAATTCTCAATAAGATATTCCCACAATGAGCACAATTCACGGCAATTCGATTACGTAATTTAGCAGCGCATTTTTCGATACTCTCAGAACTCCTCTTAATACCGGTTACTCTCGGATCGCCTTTGATAAAAGATGTAGAAGTTTTATGGCGTGGCATCTTTCACTTTCCTTTCAAAACCAGGCCGCCGTCAGGCACTCACATCCGTTATGTGCAGGCGGGTGCCCGATATCTCCGGCTGGCGTCAGCGGCCCGTCAGAGCCTTCCGGTTGGTAATCCTGGCCGGCATCGATAAAATTCTTCTTCACGCTGATGACTTGCCCATCTAATGCTGAGCAATAATCGCAGGCGGTGCCGCTGGCAACCCAAACAATGGTAATGATCCCGGCTGCCACATAAACGAATTTGGCAACCGCGTTCCCTTCCCTTACGCTTTCCCACATGGCGATCTCATCCGCCCGCGTATCTTCCCAGTCGTCCAACTCGCCATCCAGGGCTTCGAGCGGGTCACCCTCCGCAGCCAGGGCCTCCGTTACCAGTTTGCGCACTTGCGCCTCCGATATGCCCACATGCCGGGTTGCATAGCCGGCAATATATTCCTTGACGAATTGCTCCGTCCCGGCATCCCAACCGGTTGACTTGATCTCGTCCCCGGCCGCCCCTGCGATCATCTCGCCGTAAGCCGTCATCACCGGGGCAAACTGGCGCTGCATCCAATCCCGGTGCTCTCGATAGAACTGTTCCAGCCAGAGATTGAAACTCGCCGCATCCCGTACAGCGAAATTTATTTCGCTGTCCCGCTTCGAACGAGCATCCCGTACAGCGAAATTTATTTCGCTATCCCGCTTCGAACGAGAACCAAGCATCTTCCTGGCCGCCTCTTTCACGTCATGCACCTCACGCCGCAGCACGCGCCTCGCCACGTCCCGGATCACCGGCCGTTGCGCCATCATCAACCTCCGCCGGTAAGCCACCACCGACCTCGCCCGTTCCTCTTTCTCTTCTCTCCCCCTATTTTCCGAACTTGAAAATGGGGGGAGCTGGAGGGGGGCTGTTCTAAGCGCAGTTTGGGAGCCGCCCCCGATGGGCGCCATATTGAACGGCATCCAATAAGTCTTTCCCTCCCCATCCGGCAGCGGGTTGCGATTCTCGAATTCTCTCCATTCATCTGCGTTGATCGTCCCATTCTGGCGCTGGATCTGGAGGGCAGTATTACGGCTCACGGCATCCCCGCGCAGTAGACCGTCAATCAGGTGCTCGAAAAAATAAATCCGTCGTTCCTCCTGAGTCAGCAGGGAAAGAGAAAGCGCCTGCTCCCACCTCACCAGCCACGGCCGCAGCGTATGCGTGACGAAGCTGAGCATGAACTGTTCGACGCTTGCATAAGTCGCCGCCTGGCTGTGCTCCTCCAACATGGCCAGCGGCACCCGCAGGATACGGGCGATCTCGGCCACCTGGAAGCGCCGCGTTTCGAGGAATTGCGCATCTCCCGGCGGAATGCCGATCTCTTTTACCTGCATCCCCTCCTCGGCCACGAAGACGCCGTGCGATTTATCCGCGCCGCCATGTTCCTCTATAAATGATGTCTTCAGGTTTTCCTGGGCTTTGGGACTGAGCTGCTTCGGATGCTCCAGGACGATCCCCGGCCGCGCGTCGTTGGCAAAAAACTTTCCGCCATACTTTTCGGTTGCCAGGGCCAGCGCCAGGGCGTTTCGGGCCAGATAGACCAGCGAATAACCTACCAGCCCGTCGAAGCCGAAGCCCGGGATGTGCATAATATCGTCAGCCGGAAAATCCCTCGGCGTCCCATCCGGCTTTCGATAATGGTAGATGCGCTTGCCATTCACACGCTCCACGCTCATCCGGTCCGGGCGCAGCGGCCAGAGTTCGATGATCTGCCCGCCATTATTGTAGATCTTCTGGCTAAAACAGTTGCCCCAGCTCACCAGGTGGCTTTGCAGCAGCTCACGGAAGACCATGCTTGTGTGCTCCGGATTAGGCGCATCGTGCACGAGAGTGTAATAAGGATGATCCACAGCGCGCTCTTTCCCGCCGCCCGACAGCCGCCGGTATAGGAACAACGGCAGGCTTGATACTCCCTCTGAAAGAACCCGCACCCCCGCCAGGAACGTGGTCACGGTCAGGGCCGTGTCCGGGTCCATGTTGTCCCCCGTCCAGGTCTCCCCGTAACCTTTGATGATTTTCCCGGGCGGCTCCTGGCTCACCTTCCAATTCGATCCAATCGTCGCTCGCTCCTCGACCAGTCTGCGTAGCATCAACTACCCCGTTTCGGTCTGCCTGTCCAATCGCGGTAAACAGGCGATAGCGGCGTCGTTAGCCATAGACTGAGCGCCAGCAGAATGCCGCCAACCACGGCCAGCGCCCAGTCCCATCCCAGGGCAATGCCCAGCCCGATGAAAATAAACACCAGGCCCGCCCAGAACATGATGTCCGTTGCTTCGATTTTGGCTGGTTTCATGTGTCATTGCGAGGCGGTGCTTTTCCGCCGAAGCAATCTCCTCATAAGCCAGAGAAAACAAAACGCCCACCACTGCGAACCTTACGATTCGCAAATGGCAGGCGGTAAACTCTGTCGTTCCCTATGTGCCGCCATCGGTGGCGATCAGGATTATTCACTGCCGCACGGATGGGGGTTATCAATGAATACTATAGCATAAAATTGCTATTTATGCAATCAGTGTTTCGGTAGAAACGGGATTTCCAACCCTTGACTATTACGCCTTATGGCGAGTTTGCAAACCTAGAATGATGTTCTTGGTACGGCAAAATTCATTTTGCCCCTCGCATCTTACACCCTCACCATCCGGTTTTCGTCAAGTGGATTGCGGTGGCGGCAGCAAAAACATTGACGGCGCCATCATCTGCAACTCGTTCCCCGCCACCTGGGAAGCCATCCGGCCATCCGGCAGCATAAGATGGCTGAAAAAAGCAGACCGCGCCCCGACCACCACCGCATATAGGCACACGCTTTTAACATAGTGATAAAGCATCGTTGCCGCCTGCACTCTGGCAGCCATCACTTTGCCGGTTTTGGACTGAAGGACCGGCCATACGATCTTAAAAGCATCCTCCTCCATGCTGAAAACCAGCATGAATGCAGCCCGGCCATATCCATCGCTGCCGAAGCCCTCGGCTTGAACTATGCCCCCCAATTCTTCAATCTGCCGTTTGCCCCGCTCCATCCAAACATCCGAGCCGCTTCGTCCGGTCTGCCAGAAATTCACCTCTTCGGCATATTTTTGCATCTAAGTCTCCTTTATCAACATCGGCGAATGCTTCTGTTTATTTGTTTCGTATGGCAAAATTTATTTTGCCCCTTGCATCTTACACCCTCACCATCCCGCGCTCCTCATACACCGACCGCCCACTCTCTCCCTGGTTGCGCAGCGCACGATCCAGACCCATCAGCAGCGCGACGATCCCATCGATCTTTTCCTTCGATTTCTCCTTGTCCGGCTTGATATTACCCGCCGGGTCGGTCTTGGCGATCAGGTTGTCCGCCATCCAGGTTAGAATCGGGTTGCCGCCATGCGCCAGCTTGCCTGAGGCCACCAGCCGCTCCAGGTCTTTCATCGGCGGCGACATGCTGCGGTAGCCCTGCCCGAACTGCACCATCGGCACGCCGATTTTCTCGATCAACGATGTGACGCGCGCCGCCCCCCAGCGGTCGAAGGGAATCTCCATGATTTGGAACGCCTGGGCATCTTGCTCGATCTCCTCGAATATCCAATCGTAATCAATCGAGTTGCCCGGCGTGGCGTTGAGATAACCCTCGGCCAGCCACTTGTCGTAAGGCACGTTGTCATTCTTGCAGCGCTCGAGCAGATTGTCTTCCGGGATCCAGAAACGGGGGATGACAAACCACGGCTCATCTTCCGTCAGTGGGGTGAAGACGTGGACCAGGGCGGTGATATCCAATGTCGAGGAGAGATCCAACCCTGAATAGCAAGGCCGCCCCGCTAAATATTCGGGCAGTTCCAAGCAGGCCACAGGTCCGGCGCAACGCCGCCAGGCATCCATCGCCATCCACTTGATCTCGCCCTGCACCCACACGTTCAATTCCTTCTGTAGAAAAGCGTTCAGCGCGCTGGTCATACTCTTAGCCCGCGCTGCCTTCTCCTTCATATCCGCCCATTTCTTACTTACCCCCAGCAGCGGATTCGATTTGGGCCAGACATTCTCATTCCGCCAGTCGTCTTTCAGGCTCCCATCATGATTTGTATCCAGCGTATAAATGATCCCAAACCAACTATCATCCTCTACGATCCCCTCCAGGACCTGGCGCGTGTACTCGCGTTTCTCGAAACAGACTCCTTGCCGGCTGGTCCCGGCAGTGGTAATCGCAATGATCAACGGCTGCCGCCGTGATCCAGTGGATGTTTCGAGCACGTCCCAGACATCTCGGGTCTTGTGCGCGTGCAATTCATCCAATATCGCCGCATGGACGTTCAATCCATCCATCGTATCGCTATCCGCGCCCAACGGCTCGAATTTCTGATCCCGATCTATCTGGTGCAGGTTATCCTTGAACGCTACCACCCCGTGCCGCCTCAGCACCGGTGACTTCTTGACCATGCGCACCGCCTCCCCATGCACGATGCGCGCCTGGTCACGTTTCGTTGCAGCTGTATTATGACTAAATAAGCCCTCGGCAAATAGAGTACTTGTTGTTGTCTCAATTGCTACAACTTCACGTTCCCCCAGAAACTCAATAGCTGTCACGCTCGGCCATTTGCAGCCGCGATTGGGAGCACGTCCCTCGTACCATTTATCAGCGGTTCTTAATAAACGTTCCGGTCGAATTTCTCCAAGAAACCGAAGGCATTCGTATGCCCCCGCGATCTCGAAATAGCCTGTTCCGCTTTTGTGCAGTCTGATTGACGATACATCGAAAAAGCGACGAATAAGTAATTCGCGGACCCGTTCCATCTCTGGACCAAGACGCTGTGCGAACGCAATCCGGAAACCAGAGCGAGGCCCTCTCCCATGAAAACAGCCTTCCCCATCAAATATTCCGGCGAGATAACCGGCATCCCTTGATACATCGTCGGACCACGGCAGACCAAGGCTTCGGAGCTTGGTCCCCACGTGGAGTTTGTCAGTTCGAAGCCATTGTTGATTTGTAGAACCGCGCGTTCCTTTCCCTCGACAAAGCCATAGATGCCCTTCAGAAGAAATGATTTCCCGCCCATCATTTAAGCGTATCCGGTAGCAGGGTAGAGAAACTCTGCCCATTGAAGTTACCGCAGCCCGACGAAATTTCCTTTGACATCCAAAGGACGGTGGATCCTGGTCAAATGCTATAATCGGACATCCCTTCGATAGTTCTCCAACGGGGCGCCACCGTAGATCTCCCCAAAGAACTCGTGTGGACGGATCCAGGCAATATACTTCCGCACCCGCCTCGCCGCCCGGGACTTCATCGGCAAACGCCAGGTAATTCCCGATTCCCGCCGCCCAGGTGGATTTGCCATTCTTCCTCGCAATTTCGATATAAGCGAACCGGAACCGACGCGTGCCGCTGGTATCCTCGCGCTTCCCACCCCTCTCAATGATCCAGCGCGGGTGCGGAGCGCGCTTCCAGCCAAAGATGCACCACGTGGTGAATTGCTGGCTTGGCTCCAATTCGATTGGCTGGCCAGCCCATTCTCCCTTCGAGTGACAAAGTATCTTGAAGAAGTCGAGCGCGCGCTGCGCTGCCTTTTCATCGAAAACCAACCCGCGCTCGGCGCCGTGCTTCCGATCGTCCAGATGACGCTGGCACGCCTTTTTCACCAGGCGGCCAGCCACAACTTCCCCCCGCGCCACCTCGCGCGCATAACGCTCAGCTGGATGCAATTTGCGCGACATTATTTCGTCACCTTCACTCTCTTACCGAAAAACTCCTCTTCGAGTTTCTTGCTTTGCTCTTCGCTCGGCGGCACGGCTTTCACCCTCGACCGGCTGCTCGGCGTGATCCCCATCTCGGCTGCCAGTTTATTCATCTGTTCCAGGCTTCTGTTGGCAATGGCTAAATAAGGATTCTGGATCGGATTATTGTTACTTGTAAGTATGACCTCGCCTTGTTTCTCGAGCTTCTTCTCCATAGCGCGCCAGCGAGCGTATACAATGCAATAACAGGCCAGGGTATCCAGATCTACTTCGGTCAGCATACCGATTCTATGCATCTTGGCTGCCAATTCCTTCCATTTCTTCCGCGCCAACCCGGTCAGAAAATCCGGCGCCTGCGGCACGCGCCGAAACCTCGCCGGTTTTGGTTCAGCCTTATTCAGCGCGCGCTTTCCTGGATTCCCAGCTAATTCCTTTACCACTGTTGGCAGCGGCCTACGACCTTGTGTCATATCTCCCCTTGTTTCATTTCGCGGTATAGCCCCCCCCGGCTGATTGCGCGGTTTATACCCCTATTCATAATTTCGCGGCCACGCGCGTAGAGCAAGCCAACCGGTAAATAATAGTTGTTACCAGAGATTTTATATACTCTATCTTCCCCAACGGGATCTCCCGATTGCGCCCTTGCGACTATGACAGGAATGGCAGAGTGATTGTAGATTCGTATCATCGTTCGTGCCTCCTTCCTTCTTGGGGATAATATGGTCCACGTCACTCGCAAGGACCGGTTCCCCGTGGATTTGAAATGGGTCAGTGCAATTTGGATGCGCCCGCAGAAATACCGCCCGTATTTTACGCCAATGAGAATCATACCCACGTTGCGCTGGCGTGGTTCGAACGGCATTTTGCTGACGTTGGTGCTCTCTAGTATGCGCTTCGCACAGACTGCCACGATATACCCGTCGTGGACAGCCAGGCGCATTACAGCAGTGGGGCGGATGATGGGGCATAGATCAACCAGTCTTTCTCTTCAGCACCTTCTCCAACCTCTGATCGCTCAGTGAGAAGTGCACCCCCTGCCCGCAATGGACGCAAAACATGCTGTGCCCCTCGCGGATGATCAGACTGCCTGCTTGCAGGAGAAACAAATCGTCGCCAAACAGATCGTCGCCTATCCGATACAACCGCCCGATCTCCTGTCGGCAGAGCGGATTGCGGCACATAACCGGATCACCGTGGTGCTTTGCCATTTGTGTCTGTTCGCGCGACTCAGTGGGCGTGTCGGTTATTTGATTATTATTTCTATCCATGCTCATACCTCCTTCCGCCTGATCTGCACGTACCCGTCCTCGATGCAGAATCGCGCCTTCGGGTGGTCAACCGAGTGCTTTCTCAGGTAGCGCTTGGCCGTCTCGGTGCTCACGTCCAGCTCGAGGGCGATCAGGTTACATGCCATATTGAACATCGGCGCCCCCTTTCGCCGGATATACTCCGCGAGAAACTGCACGGCCGCTTTCTCCGCGCCCTGGTTGAACGCTACCAGATCTGTTTGCTTCAAGCCCTGACTGGGCTTCTCGATCTGTTTGCGTTCTTTCGGCACTGGTCTGGCTTTCTTTTTCCCAACGGGATGTACTACCGGCGCATCCCCCGCCAGATACTCCCGATGCGCCCTGCGATGCGTCCTCAGCACTTGTTTTTCGGTCATCCATTGCCTCGATGTTTCACAGATTTAGGCTGGCTCACACACACACGCACACACTCACACACACACATATACATACTTAATTGATGGGACTGGAATTTACTCTCAAATCACCGCATGGGGTGGCGGGATTGTGGTCGTCATATTTTGCAATCCTCCATCAGCAAACAATGTTTCACGGACCGGGATCCTGACCCTTTGCCCACCACGCGCGTAGACCCTATCCCCGTCTGGCCAAGGATGGGCTTTGGCTTCCAAATTAGCCAGGTTTTGGATTGCTTGCAGCAGCCAGGCTGGCAACTGGTGCGGCAGCCGGGAAAGTTTTCGTTTACAGGTCAGACAGATCGGCGACAATCCAAGCCGAATTTGGGTCTCCGGCTTTCGTGGCTCGTATCCCGTCGCGATCATCTGTGCCAAGCGCGGATTGGGCTTTCCCTCCGGTGTGAGCACGCCATAGGCAATTGAAACCTTCGGCCAGGATTTCAATTCTGCATGTTTTTGGCTTAGTTTTTCGGCCAGATGTATCAATGATCGACTTTTCATTTTTCACGCCTTGTAAATCCTACAAGGTCAAATCTAGCCCCTTCTAGGAGCTATTTGCCAAACGGGAATCATGCGCTTTCCGCCTTCCTATTGTCAATCGTCATCGTCTTTTCTTTCCATGCCAAGTAGACGTGACCAATGCCTTCTCCATCCATCCAGGCCGCCCGTGCCACATAGCGTCCATCGCTGGGAGCATATTCCAAGCATTCCTCCATTTCCGGGATGCGCCCCATTTGCTCGAACTCTATCCGGTGGGTCAGATTCGGCAGGAACATATCCTGTACCTTGCGCACCTCGAATGACGCAGCAACCCTTTTCATAGCCTGGCCAATGCTCTCCGCTCGCATCCGTGCCGGCCGGTTGTTATATAATCCCCGGTCAATTTCATCCACCACCGCCGGCAGTGGAAACTTGGGATCATTGTTCCACTTCCACTGTTCGCCGGGATGCACCTCGCGTTGTCGTGCTTTCCTTTTTCGCCATTGATAGCTCATTGAGTTTTCTTTGCGCGTCTTTTGACCTCGAACGGGATGAATGCGCTCTATACATCTTAGATTCGCTGCCCGCTCCGCCGTGACTGCCATTTATAAACTGGCCTCCGTGGATTATTCGCGGTCCGGATGTAAGCCCGGAACGTTCGGAGCAGGCTAATACTATCTAGGATTAGTAGCGGGTGCGGACATAAATGCTCATAGCAGCTTCGGTTGCTTTGGGGTGATGACCAGGTCCACCTTGCTGGCGTCTTTCTCAGTGTAATCCGCCAGCTCATCGGCGGCGGCCATGCTATCCTCGTTGATCGCCATACTGAAAGAGATCGTGATCCGCTTCGTGACAAAATTTGCCTTGCCCGATGTAACTGTTGAGGATGGGAATTCCATTTGATGCTCCTATCTGTGTAATCTGTGACTATGCGTAACTGGAACCTATGTTAGCCTGCCTTTTTCGGTTTGCTTACCTGGCTATCACTCATGGCTATTCTCTTTCATTGCCGGTGGTATTAGGCTCAAGAACGCATAAAAAGAGAACAACCCGGATTTTCACAGAAATGGTCTATTAACGGATGTCCACACGCCCGGCAGGCATTCCCTTGAGTCGGTGTTGGCCGGCTTGTATTTGCCAGCCGAACCAACTCATCCAATTCGGCAATTTCTCCGGGGCCAGCCATATAAAGGCCAGAAAGGGGTTCGATCTCTTTGCCATCTTTTTTGATAGTAGCAAAATTACCAAAATCTTTCTTTATCATGATTAATGTATACATGTTTCCTCGTTTCTGGCGAAGCGTACGCCGCTCATGCCGTCTCCTTCGATTGGAAGCAACGCCCGCAGGTGCAGGCTGGCTGTGGGCCGCCATCAATGGCCGCCAGGATGGAGCGGGCTTTCTCCTCCAGGATCTCCTGGCGGGAAGCGTCGGGGTAGACATCCAGGAAGAACTCCCGGAAGGTTTCGGTGTCAACGTAATCCATCACGGCATGTTTATATCCGCCATAACGGAGGTACATCTGCACCTGGTCGTAATGGTCCGGCAGCGCCCGGCGACTGCGCATCACTAGGTTGAAGTCCTCGTTGTTGATGCTCTTGATCTCCAGCAGGTCACTGTCTGGCGTCTCCCCATCGGTATGGCCGCGGAAGCGGTTGTCGAAATCCGCCACGACCTCCTTCTCCGACCCGGTCAGGTAGACCTGGGCGGCTGCCAGGCGAGTATGGGCATCCGCCTCGAAAAGATAGCCCCGGTAGCAGCGCCGGGCGGTCGATTCCCCCATTTCAGTCCGGCGACCGAGCAGGCATTCCCGGTACAGACGCAGCGGGCATTTGCCGATCCCGCTCATGCCCAGGTACTTGCGCTCCGGCTCGAAGCCGGAATGCTGCATCAACCAGGCAATGGTCTGGCGCTTGGCGACGATGGCATCCATGTCAGCCCCCCCCCATTTTCGCCGTAACGACCACCGTCTTCCCATCCAGGCCCTGATATTCCTCCAAGCCTTTCAGGTAGGGCCGAGCCAGGTACAGCCAGTTGTCCGGGAGCTTGACGCCCCAGGTTTTCGCCACGCCTTGCAGGTGCTTTGCCGTGGCCAGCGGGCCATTCTTTTTGATCGGGAAATTTACAATGTGATCCAGCGCCCGATCGGCCATTTCTTGTCGCAGCAGCTCGAGCTGCTGCCCCTTGCTGGCTGCCTTGAATTTCTTATCAGGATCCCTTTGGAGCAGCGCCAACAGCGGTTCGACCTTTTCTACGCCTGCAAAGGCCGGGGCGAAGACCGGCGCAGCCACGTTCTCGATGAAATTATTGCTTTGCATCCGGTTCTCCAATTCGATATTCTGCTGCCGTCGTCCTTCTGCATACTTGCTTTCCTGCGCGCTGCGATCGTTATCCTTCTTACGTTTCTCGATCAGCTTATGGGCCTTCTTGCCGACGGCGATCGCCTGCACAGTATAGCTGTCGGTGAAATCATGCTTATTGCCATACATGGTCTGGGGATCGTTGTGTTTCGCCTGCAGGCAGACGTCGCTGCGGGCATCGAAGAGCTCTTTGATTTTGCCTTTGTCGTTCCACTGACTCTTGAGCGCAAAGGTTTCCTTCCCGTGCTCCTTCGGATCGTAGACCGGGATACTGAGTTCTTTTGACAGCTGCCGGAGCTCGGCCTGGCTCCAGGCTTTGACCTTGCGCTTGTGGCAGGCCGCGAAAGCACAATAGTGCTGCTTGTCAATCCGGGCATAGAACGGGCAGGCCGGGCAGGCCGGCGGAGCGATCAAATGCACCAGGCGCTCGATGTCGTTCTCGGGGGCGCCATCGGCGATCAGTTTCTGCACAAGTTCTGGCTTCCTGAGACAAAGTACCTTATTCCACTTCCTCAGATTGGCTCGCAGCTCGGCGGTAAATTCCTGGCCGAGCGCCTTGGCTTCCTCGGCTTCGCTGATCACGGGCAGCAGATCGTTCGGGAAGTCCTTCTTGCTCATGGCCAGCGGCCATAATCCGATTCCGGCCTGCGGCGCATCCTGGTCCCGCCAGGAGCCCCACATCTCGACGCCTTTCATGTTTCTTTTCAACTGGCTATTGACAACCTCCTCGATATCTGCATTCGGCTTGGAGAGCTGACTGGTCATCTCCTTCGCCGCTGCCTCGCCCGCCGCGCGCTGGACGGTGAGCAGCTTGCGCGCCGTCCCGATCGTCATCTCGCCGGCAGCCAATTTCTCCTGGGCCACCGGCGGCAGGTCCAGAAGCCGCACCGTGCCGCGCACCGTGGCATCATTCACGCCGAAGAATTCCCCAGCCTTCTGGCTGGTTACGTGAAACTCATCCATGTAGCATTTCATCGCCGCCGCCTGCTCGACCGGGTTCAGATCCTTCCGTTGGATGTTCTCACTGATTGCCATCTCGAACATCTGCAGATCGGTCAAACCCTGCACATCAAGCGGCATCTCATGGAAACTGCCGCCGGCTTTCATTGTCGTGCGGACCATCTCTACCAACGCCGGAGGAATGCCGTCTTCAAAGCCGATTTCGATGCTGGCTAGCAAGCGGAATGCCAGCAGCCTCCGGTGTCCGATGGCCAGTTGGTATTCCCCCTCTCCAAATGGTGTACTTCCATTTGGGGAGGGCTGGGGTGGGGCGGGTGGGGCGGGACGTCCTACCGGCACCTGCAAAAGCCCATCCCTTGCGATCGAGAACGCCAGCTCCTCGATGCCGGCCGGATCGTTGCCCTGGCGCGGCTGCCAGGGATTAGGCTCGATATGGTCAAGCTTGATGTTCTCGATCATGCCGGCACCGCCTGTCGATCAGATGCTACGCATAATGAGTATTTACCCAATCCATCTTCGATTACGATATATTCACCATTAATTGGATGGCTCAGGCGTGT